CAGCACCCCGTTACGGAAGCCAATCAGGCGCCGCGCCGGTGCCTCCTGCTGCGGGATAATCAGTTTCAGGGTCTCCACCACCGAGGCAATGCGTCCCGATGAGAAGGGGGCGCGCAGGCGCCGGAACAGCCCGGCCACGTCGCGGGCAAAGTCTGAGGGTGGTATCACCTTCCAGATACCGTTTTCATACCGGGACAGGAGCTGGCCGTTCGCATCCACCGCCAGCGCCTCGCCGTAGTGTTCATGCACGCGCATGGCCTTCTCACTGGTGCTCATGGCGGTAAATTCCGCCTCGCTCATGGTGTCGAATGGGCTCTGCACCGGCGGGCGGATGGCGTCGTAAATTTCGCGGCGTGTGGCGTCCTCCCCGTTCAGGGCAAAGGCATCATTCCAGTCCCCGAACACCGGCGGCAGGGCAACCACCCCGTTGCAAACATCTGCGGCCGCTGCGGCTTTTGTCTGGCCGTCTCCGCTCAGGTCACGGTCAGCCGCGAGGATAATCTGACAGGCCGGGTGCTGACGGCGGGCAAGGCTCGCCAGAGAAAGGAGGTTCACGGACGAGAGCGCCACCATCACGGTTTCGCCGGTCAGCTGATGCACGGTCAGCGCGGTGGCATACCCCTCCGCTATCCACAGTCGTTTTCCCGCCTGTTTCTGGCCTTCAATGATATGGCATGCGCCTTTCACCGCCCCGCCCTTAAGGGTGCGTTTGTCCCCGTCAGCGTTAATGAGCTGGACGTTTACCAGCACCCCGGTGTCGTCATACAGGGGGACAACCACATCCCCGGCGCGATAGGTCACGCCGCCGGTTTTGTGCGGGGTGGCGAGGGTCAGGCATTCGCGCTCAGCCAGCCCCTTGCGGGTCAGGTAAGCGTTGCCGGTGGCCGGACGGGCAGAGGCCACGAGCTCAGCCGCCCGTGCGGCCGCCGCTTTTCGCGCGGCGTCCGTTCCGGTGTCTGCGGTCGCGGTGGCTGCCGGGGTAACCGGCGGCAGGGTGCCGGTCACGGCATTCACCTTTCCGGCGGCTTCGGATGCAGACACACCAAAGACTTTTTCAACCAGTTTCAGCCCGTCACCCGCGCCACACTGGTTACAGAACCACGTTCCGCGCCCCTCTTTATCGTCAAAGCGGAAGCGGTCAGAACCGCCACAGACGGGGCAGGCCTGATGCCGGTTTCTGATGACCGGTACGCCCAGCGCCGGGAGAATGCGCGGCCAGTGGCCGCACGCCATGTTAACGGTGTCCGTTACGTTCATTTTCATTGGTGTTTTCCTCAGTGCAGGACAGGCACGCTGATATGGCGGGCGCAGAGTTCATCCATCACGGCCAGACCGAGAAAGGACAGCGACGGGGCGGCTTTCAGGGGGCCGGCATCCATTAAATCTTCCAGCAGGGCGCAGGCAATCAGGCGGCCTTTCTCCTCGCCGTGCTGGCGCAGGTAGAAGCCCTCCAGCTCGGCGGCAATGGCCGACTCCAGCGCATCGAGGGTGAGGTGCGGGTAACGGTGCTGACGATGGCACACGGTCAGCCAGGCGCAGGCCACCGCGCGGCGGTAAAGCGCGGCGCGCAGGACAGGTGTTAACGGGGTTTTCATGCGCTGACCTCCTCACTTAGCCAGCGCTGCATGCAGCGCTCCACCACATCGTCGAGCTGGGTGGTCATGAGGTAAATCACGGAGGAGAGCTGCGCCTGGTGCGCCGGTTCCCGGCTGACCGTCACGCTGTCATTCAGCAGCGTCATGGCATTCACGAACTGGCCGACGTTACGCAGGTGCTCCAGGCAGGCAAGCTCATCGCGGGTGAGGGTCAGGGTCAGGTCTTTCACGCGCACACCTCCGCCACCGGCATACGCCCGGCAAAGCTGAGAATGTAATCCCGGACAAGGGAGCGGCGTGCAGCGCGCTCGTCACCGGCAACGGTGCGGAGCATACAGATACGGGGTGTGCAGTCTGCGCGGCGAACGGCAGCGAAGACATAGACAAACTGCGGGTGTGACAGGGTGAGGGTTGTGGCCATGGTGGCAGCCTCCAATAAGTAGCGGTTATTGCTACCACCGGAAACGCCAATTTCACTGGTGGCAGCCCGAACGGGGTTGGCGTAACCGGCCTTATTGGAAACCGGCCAGCCCGAAGGCTGCCCCGCCCTGACTGCCATTATCTGAACGAAACCATGGTGTGCGCATAAACACCACAGCCCGATAAATGGGTGTGCCTGAGCCACGACATAAAAAAACACGCAAGGCGCGTGTTGTGTCGCCAATAAGTTACGCGGAACGCCAATTCCGGCTGCCGATTTTGCGGCAGCGGAAAAACTATACCTGGAAACGGCCAGAAGAAGCAAGCCAGGAAAAGGCGGTTTTTGCAGGGCGGACATCATCATGCGTCACAGCCCCGGTTACGGTCGGCAATGCGGGCAACCATCCAGGCGGTGATTTCGCTGTGCAGCCAGGCGACATTTTTGCCGCCCAGGGAAACCTGCTGCGGAAAGGCATTCCGGCTGATGAGATCGTAAACAGTGGAGCGCGACAGACCGCACAGGTGCATCACCTCGGGCAGGCGCAGAAAGCGCTCCTGAGCGGGCTCAGTCACCGGCATTAGCGGGGCGGCAGGGGCGGAAATCGGGGAAGAAAAAGCGGTGTGCATCGGGCTACCTCATAAAGTCCGTGTGGTGCCGGTCATGTCTTTCCGGCGTCAGGTAGCACCCTATTATGGTTATATTTTTCCTCCGGTCATGTAACATTTTCGCGAAAACTAACATTGACTTTTCCCTGATTAATCAAATGGTCAACGCTGGCAAACTGATGGTAAACATTGGCCATTAATGGCCAACCGTTAATTACTTTTACTGGTACTTTTTGTTTTTTTAATCAGAAAAAAGTCTAAAAGCCCCGGTGGGTCTCTGAATCCTCAGGTGAACAGTGGTGAACAGTCGGTGAACACTTTACCCCTCAACTGTTCACCCCTTAACTTACTGGATTACTTACTTTTTATATTTCTGGTGAACAGTGTGAAGAGTTAAATACAGAAAAACAAACAGGGAGAGGGGTTTTCCTGCGACCTCTTTCTGGCGAGCCGGTTTTTTCAGCGGCTTTCTGTACCATCCCGGCCACAACAGCGACAGCTCGTGATGTTGTGCAGGCCACTGCAGAATGCCCTCACACTGAAAAGAGAGAGCCCGCCATGAAAACTGAAATTATCACCGCCCTGATGAAAACCGTTGCCAGCACCCGGCCTGCCCCTGACCGCGCCCTTGTCGAGAATGCCGTTGCGGTCACCACTGAAAAGGCTGCGCAGAAGAATGCCGCCGCCGTGAGTGAAGCGCTCTCCCGCTTTACAGAGGCGAAAGCCGCCCACACCGGCAGCATGATGACGCTGAACGACATCAACGCAGCCATCACACGCAGCGAAAAGGAACGGCAGACTGCGCTTGAGGAAAGCGCGGAGGCTGACAAAAGCTGGCGTACCCGCCTGCGCAGCCTGGGCGGAGCCATGACACCGGAGCTGAAAGCCGAACACGGCCGCCGCATGGCCGGGCGCGAGCTGGCAGAGGAGTTCACCGGCCTGATTGCCGAACTGGAAACAGACAAATCCCGTGCCATGCTCACGGCGTGTGCGACCGGCAGACAGTATGTCGATGAGCATGCAACCGCACTTACCGTCTGCGCACAGGCGGCCTGGACAGAAGCGATGGACACCATCAGTCCGTTACTGGTACGCGCTTACTGTCTGCGCCTGCGTGAGCTGGAACTGAAAGGTGAGCCGCGTCCGGGTCGTGTGCTGGGTGAGGAGCTGCAACAGCATATTGCCTTACAGGCACAGTTCTATACCTTCGACATGGACAATGAGCCGGTAATCTCTCAGCTCGGCCTGCACCGCCCACCCCTGACCGGCGTGGACATGACGCTCTATAAAAGCCCTGCCAGACGTATGCAGCTTGCCGCGGAGCTGGCCGCCCGGAAAAAGCAGGCGGAGAGCTGAGTCATGTTCCACTGCCCGTACTGTAGACACCCCGCGCACACCCGTACCAGCCGGTATGTCTCGGAGAACCTCAAGCAGCGCTATCACCAGTGCACCAGTCTTGAATGCTCGGCCACGTTCCGCACCTCCGAGACGCTCGACGGGGTGATACGTCAGCCCGCCATGCCGGAAAACGCCGTGGCGCTTTTAACCGCAGGAGAGAGACCATGACAGGAAACACCCTGACGCAGGCCGCAGAGACCTGCAAGCAACACCGTGCCGTGTGGCTGAGCCGCCGGGAAACGCCCTGCGCCCCGGAGGAAACCCGGCAGGCCGCACGGCAGTACATTCGCGCCCATGAGACCGTCCAGACACTCAGCATCCGCCACCGGCTTGATGGCTTCATGCATCAGCACGGCGCAGAGCTGGCCGCCATTCTTGCCCCGGAGCTGATACATATCCGCAGCCTCCCGGCGCACCTGCAACACCGTGCGCTCGACCGGGCAACGCATCACCTGCGCGATGCGCTCGCCTCCTGGCTGGCCGCCGGTAACGGGATTAATCATGAGGGCTGCGCGGTGCTGAATGCCGTCGGAATCAGACCCGATAAAGCGTCCCGCATTGACAGCCAGCAGCAATAAATCACAGAAAAATGCGCCCCGGTCATCCCCTGCCGGGCGCACCCTCCCGCCCCTGAAAAATAGCCGAAAAATCCATAAATAATTAGAAAAATACCGTGCATGCATACCCTGCATTTAACTGCATTTATTTCTGCGCCTGCCTCATGCCCGCCCGCGTCAGTCCCGGCGCGGCCTGAGACCAGTCATGCACCTGCATGTAAACCGACCCGTGAAGCGGGCAGGCGAGGAGGGGAAAGCACTGCGCGCTAACACTAAGTGATTTATTCTCTACAATTGCATTACCTGGTGAAGGGAGGTGTAATAAGGTAAGTCGAGTTGGGCATCATTTTATGTCGAGTCAACTTTATTCAAGTATCAATCAATGAGGGATGATGAAAATATGAAAGAAAATGACTTTTTTCGAAATGATGTTAATGCAAATTATAATGGCTCTATAACAATAGATAATAAAAAATACGCGGCGGAACTCAACGTAACAAAAAGAAACTTAGTGGTTCGTTTTTTTTGACTTTAATAATAAGCTATCTCGAGATTTTTCTAGTCTTAATTTTCTTGAAACAGCTGTATTTTATAGTGGAGGAATCTTTTTCAGGTTTTTTGGTATGGAGTTAAGTAAGGCTTCTTTTAGAACTATTGGGCAAGGTGATAGTGTTAATGATTATACATTTTCAGTAAAGGGGTTTTTGTATTCTAGGGTTAACCTAAATGATATTAAATCATACCAAGCTATAAGTTTTTATTCAAAGGGTATAAACCAATGGCTAGGGAATACATTGAAGTTAAATAAGATAATAAATGACAGTATTGCAAGTAGATTGCCAGAACAGGAGGGCTTAGTAGAGTTCAAGCGAACAATAAAAAATGTGGGCACTTTAGGGGGGTACTACTCATATAAATATGGTGGCTTGGGCGATATATATACTGTTGGTATGTCCGTTACACCCCATCTGACATTACATTTCGAGAAGTTAGTAGATTTGAATGGGCTGATTGGTAATTATATCGATCTGTATATGATTATGAGGTTTTTGATTGGTGATCAGCTTGGTTTTACCTCTATAAAAATCCACATAGAAGACCGGTCTAAATTCACAAATATCAATTTATACATTCCTGAGAGGAGTTATTCAGGCAGTGCTTTACATAATTCCACGTCATTTCCATACTCATCGGCTTACAATGATAATTCAGAGGAGAAATTCCCATTACATATATTTGATAATTATTTTTCTGAAGATGGTAATGAGACTAACCTACTGCTTAAGAAGTTCGTTAACTATTCTTTGGTCGATAGTGACGAGGAGAGGTTTCTGGGTTTTTACAGAATATTAGAGAGACTTACTTTTAAACAATCATTTTATATGGATGAAGCGGAATTGTCTGTTTTACTTGAGCGAGCAAAGAGAATTCTACAAAAGAAGTTAAAGGATTCATCGGTTAGTAAATTTAAAAGGGCAGTATTGAGAGCTAATAAAAGCAAAGAAAATACCGAAACTTGTATTAGGTATTATATTCGAAGTATGCCACAAGAGTTTGTTGCAAGAATGGGTTTGGATAAAATAAAAATTGATGAGTTATGTAAAGTTAGAAATAACATGACCCATCAGCCGCTGTTTTCTGTCTCAGGGGCTAAACTACATGACTGTATGATTACTTCAAAGTTACTGGTATGCATCATATTGATGAACAAACTTGGTGTGCCATTTAACCAAATAGAAGAGGTTGCTAACTTAAATGGGTGGAAAGATGGGTTGTCGTACTTAGCATGAAGGGGAAAGCTTACATTTTTTTTATTAAGAATGGCAAACTAAAATTGCTTGCCATCGTTTTCTACAATCATTCTTTTTTAACTAACTTACCCCACCAGAACATCAGTTCTTTTCGATGTTCTAAATAATCAGAACGGTTATACGCACGTCTCACTTCATTTTTATCACTATGTGCCAGCGCAGCTTCAATTACATCAGGGTTAAAACCCCTTTCGTTCATAGCGGTACTGGCTATAGAACGCAAACCATGTGCAACAAGTTTCCCGCCATAACCAATTCTTTTCAGCGCAGCATTAGCTGTCTGACTGTTCATTGGCTGCTTTGGGTCATTCCTGCTTGGAAAAATGTGCTCTCGATGAGCACTGATAGGCTTCATCACTTCGAGAATTTCTAACGATTGAGGTGAGAGAGGAACTGTATGCTCTCGCTTTGCTTTCATTCTTTCTGCTGGAATCGTCCAGAGCTTTGCATCGAGATCGATCTCTGCCCATCGTGCACCGGAAGCTTCAGAAGGGCGAACAAGTGTCAGTAGCTGCCATTCAATCAGGCAACGAGTTTGCACGGAGAGATTCGACATAACCAAAGAACGCATTAGCTTTGGCAACTCTTCCGGCCGAAGCGTTGGCATGTTCTGCTTCTTCGGTTTTTCAAAGGCCATACCAACATTTGATGCCGGATTAGAATCGATCAGGCCGGTATTAACTGCATAAATCATTATCTCATTAATGCGCTGTACCAGGCGGCGAACCGTCTCTAGCGCACCACGCGCTTTGATTGGCTCCAAGGCTTCAACAATTGTTCTGGCTTTAATCTCTTGAACCGGTATAGCTCCGATAGCAGGGAAAACGTCTTTGTCCAAAGAGCGCCAAATGTCTTTCGCATAGTCTTCTGTGACGCTCTTGCTTTTGATCTGGAACCAGTTAGCGGCCACGGTTGAGAAAATGCTGTCCAGCTCAATCTGGCGTTGTTCTGAAGCTTGCTCCTGTTGCTGTTGAGGATCTATCCCTTTCGCGAGCGTAGTTAAATGCTGGTCGCGTATTTGACGAGCTGCTGCAAGCGTAAGGGCAGGGTATGAACCGAGACTTAGATTCGTTCGGTTGCCGCTTCCCGGTCGTTGATAACGGAAGCGCCACAGTTTTTTCCCAGAGGGTTTTACGAGTAAGAACAGGCCATCACCATCATGAAGCGTGAAGTCTTTTTCGCGGGGTTTCGCTTTGAGGATTTCGTTGTTCGTAAGTGGGCGTGTAATGCGCGCCATGTCTGGATCCCTTCCATAATTGGTACACGTTTTTGGCCCACAGTATACCGTGTACCTAAACGTGTACCAATTTTCTCTGGATTCAGACGGATTGTCTCGGACAATTACAGACACAAAAAAGCCCGCAGGGCTTGTGCCATGCGGGCTTTCAGGATTTCACCGGACATATCCGGATCATAAAGTGGTGGAGCTGGCGGGAGTTGAACCCGCGTCCGAAATTCCTACATCCTCGGTACTACATGCTTAGTCCGTCTTTACATTCGCCGGCCAGCTGCGGAAGGACACGCCACTGAC